CTCTTGCAGAAGCAGATTGGAGTTTTACTTGGGCTGAGTTTCAAGCAAAACAAACGGAAGTTGAAGGCGCTGTACATATGAAGTTATTGCGAAATAAGCGTGATAAACTCTTGACTAAGTGTGATTGGACACAAGGTGCTGATGTACCTGACACAATAAAAAATGCGTGGATATCCTACAGACAGTCATTAAGAGATATTACAAACGGAGTAACCACGGTAGAACAAGCAAACAATGTAACATGGCCGACAAAACCATAATGGAAACTTGTATAAATATAGTTAAGGAAGAGTTAAAATAATATGCCAGCAATTATAACGAACAAATTTAGAATTCACATGTCTGAGCAGTTTCAGGAATCCTTTTCTGAAGCTTCAGGTAATAATTATTACTTAGGTATTGGTAGACCACAACCATATGGTACTTTAACTAGACCAGATGGTCGTACTGACAACCAAGGAACAGACGCAAATCCTATTACTCCTGCTGATAGTGTAATCGAAGAAACAGCATGCTACGATGATTTGTTAGCGGCTAAAAGAATTACATCTTCCGATGTGTCTTTCGTAATACCTAGAAGAAATTGGACTTCAGGTACAGTTTACGATATGTATAGACACGATTACGGTAATAGAATTACAGGTGGTACTTCAACACAGACTTCAACTAGTGGCGCTACAAATTTATTTGATGCAACATTTTATATTAAAAATAGTGCTAACAGAGTTTACAAATGCTTAGATAACAATAACGGTGGAACAGTAAGTGACGAACCTACTGCTACAACGACTTCTGTTATTTCAACTTCTGATAACTACAAGTGGAAATATATGTACACTTTATCAGCGGCTCAACAATCAAGTTTCTTATCAACTGACTTTATGGCAGTTGCTACTGATAGCACAGTTTCAGGAGATGCAATTAACGGTGAAATTAACATCATAAAAATTAAATCTGCTGGTACAGGTGGTACAGACGGAACACATACAAGTGTACCAATCAGAGGTGATGGTTCATCCGGTGTTTGTTCAGTAACAATCGCTTCAGGTGCAGTTACAGCCGTTTCAGTTACAACTAAAGGTACAGGTTACACTTACGCATATATTAGAGTTGCAGATATTAATACTGCTGGCGGTGGGTCGTTAACGGGTGCAGAGTTAGATTGTATTATTGAACCACAAGGTGGTCATGGTTTCGATGCAGTAAAAGAATTAGGTGGATTTTTCTTAATGTTAAATCAATCATTAGAAGGAACCGAAACAGCAAATACAGGTGACTATACTGCTAGTAATGATTTTAGAAAAATAGTTTTAATTAGGGATCCTAAATCTAGTGGTTCTGCTGCTACAGCAACTACACTAAGAGCAACTAAAGCAATTAAGATTGCAAGTTCTCCTACACCAGGCACATTTCAAGCAGACGAAAAAATTACTCAAGCAACAACCGGTGCAGTAGGTAAAGTTGTAGAATGGGATAGTGCAAACAATATTTTATACTATATTCAAACAGGCTTTACAGACGCAGGTGTAGATAGTAACGGTAATAAATCGGCATTTAGCGGAGCTAATGTTGTTACAGGCGCTACTTCAAGTGCAACAGGAACACCAGATAGTTCATCTAGTGCGACAGTCAATAATGTTGTTTTTAGTTCAGGTTATTCAACAGCTGAGTTAGACGAAAATTCAGGTGATGTTATATACATTGAAAATAGGGCACCAATCGTTAGAGCGGCTGACCAAACAGAGAACATTAAACTGATTATAGAATTTTAACGAGGGAAATAAATGCCAAGTCCAACAGACTTTAACCTCTCGCCATACTATGATGACTACAGCGAAGATAAAAAGTTCCATAGAGTTCTTTTTAGACCTGCTTTCTCAGTACAGGCAAGAGAGTTAACACAACTACAGACTATTCAACAAAACCAGATTGAAAGATTATCTGACCATTTCTTTGAAAAAGGAACAATGGTTATTCCTGGTGAGATTTCCTACGACTTAAATTACACAGCTGTTAAATTAACAAGTTTCACAGGTTCATCTACTTTATCAGACTTTGTTGGCAAAACATTCAAAGGTGCAACTTCAGGAGTAATTGGTACTATTATCAATTCAGTTGCTACAGAAAATACAGACCCTAATACTTTATACATTAAATATCAAAATGCTGGTACGGATAATGTTTCATTTACTTTTGCAGACGGAGAAACTTTAAATGAAAGTTCTACTGCTGGAGTTTTAGTANCTGCNGGTTTTAGTGCCGTAGTTGANACAACAGCAACTGGTTCNGCGGCTAATGTTGCAGCTGGTGTTTATTACATTAACGGATTTATGGTTCAGGTTTCTGAACAAACTATTATCTTAGACAAATACACAGCAACACCATCTTATAGAGTTGGTTTAACTGTATCAGAAAGTTTCATTCAATCTACAGATGACACATCATTGTTAGATAATGCACAAGGCAGTTCAAATGTGAACGCTCCAGGTGCAGACAGATTTAAAATTACTTTAACATTAACTAAAAAAGCATTAACAGCAGTTGATGATGCAAACTTTGTTGAGTTATTAAGACTTAAAGTTGGTATTCTTCAAAACCAAGTTAGAACAACTGAATATGCAATCTTAGAAGATACATTAGCAAGAAGAACATTTGATGAAAGTGGTGATTATGTTGTTCGTACTTTTGATATTGATTTAAGAGAACACATTGTCGATGGTAATAACAGAGGTATCTATACTTTAGCAGAAGGTGGTCAAGAAAGCTTAATGGCGGCCGGACTTTCTCCTGGTAAAGCATATGTTAGAGGTTATGAAATTGAAACAATTGGTACTACATTTTTAAACATCAATAAAGCTAGAGAGTTTGATACTCAAAATAACTTTAATACAAGATTTGATGTTGGTAACTATGTACATGTTAAAAATGTTTACAATGCGCCAGATGTTAATGAGGACTCAGGTGGTATTGCAGACGCATATAAAAAATTACAATTATTTGATGTAGCTACAAGTGCTAGAGGTACAGTAGTTAGTAACAGTGGTAATACAGTACCAGAAATTGGTCGTGCTAAGTCAAAAGGTTTTCATTATCTTGCCGGTTCAGCAGCTAGTTTTATATTTGCAAGTAGTTCACTAACAGACGCAATTTACAGAAATTACCTATTCGATATTGAGATGTTTACTCATCTTAATATGGTAACTAACACAGCATACACAGACGGAGAAAAAGTAACTGGTGGTACTTCAGGTGCAACAGGTTTTGTACAAGATGTTACTACAGAAACTTCAGAAACAATTTCAGCTGCGACTAAAGCTAATCCTGCCGTTGTAACAATTACAGGTCATACACTTAAAGAAGGCCAACAAATTACAATTGCTAGTGTCGGTGGTATGACACAACTTAATGGCAATATTTACACTGTAAGAAATCCAGGCACAAACACTGTAGAGTTATATGATACAGATGGTACAACTTCAATTGACAGTTCTGCTTTTGGTACATACACTTCAGGTGGTACAGCAACACACGGCGTACTAGTTCTATCAGGTGTCACAGGTACATTTGTTGCAGGTGAAACAATTACTGGACAAACATCAACTACAGCAGTTGCCGTTCAATCAAATGCAGTAGGATTTAAAGCTGTTAGAACATGTGAGTTCTCAGCCGTTAAATCAATTTGTCAAGCAGGTTCTCCTACACATACTTCTGATACAGATTTAACAAATGTGTATGGTGCAGTAGCACAATTAACTGGTACTGTTTCAATTCCAAACAGTTCAGCTGCCATGACTGGTTCAGGTACGGCATTTCAAACAGAATTAAAAGTAGGTGATAATATTTCATTTACTACAAACGCTGGTACTGTATTAACAAGAACAGTTGAAGCAATTATTTCAGATACTTCAATTACATTGTCAGCGGCAGTTGGCGGTTCAGATGTAACTTCTACAGTTGCTTGTAATAGAACAAGAACAAAATTAACTAATTCAAATAAAAATACGGCAATCTTTAAATTACCGTATAGTAAAATAAAAACATTAAAAACTACTGCTAACTCTGGTTTAACTGATACAAACTTTACAGTAAGAAGACAATTTGTTGCTACACTATCTTCAGGTGCAGCTACACTGACTGCTGGTACAGACGAAACTTTCTCATCACTAGATGAGGCAGATTACACAGTTTCAGTAACAGCCGCAGGTTCAGGTTCAGGTACAGTAGGAAATATATTAAGTTTAACTGGTAATAACGCCGATGGTGACGCAATCTTTGGATTAGGTGGTTCTCCTTCAGGCAAAACTTTAACATTAGATTTTGGTAGTGCATATGCAAACGCAACTATTAAAGTTGTTGCTACCGTTTCTCGTTCAGTTGCAAACTCTAAAACAAAAACTTTAAATACTGGAACAACGACAGCAGTTTCATCTCAAACAGTAATTCAAAACGGTACTATAGGTTTAGGCAAGGCAGATGTCTTTGTATTAAACAGTGTTTTCATGGCACCTGATTTTAGTACAGATGCAACGACAAGTCACACAGATATTACTAGTAGATTTACTTTAGACACAGGTCAAAGAGATAACTACTATGACATTGGTAGAATTAAACTAAATGCTGGTGAGGTTGTACCAACTGGTAGATTATTAATTAACTTTGATTACTTCACACACGATGCTGGTGATTATTTTGATATCGACAGTTATACAGATGGTGGTATTGACTATGAAAGAGTTCCAACTTATACTTCAGATACAACTGGTATAGAATATGAATTATCAGATTGTTTAGACTTTAGACCAAGAGTTGATGACGAAACAGGTGTCTATGATGGTAGTACAACAGCAGGAAGAGCTGGTGAAGAATTAAGAAGATTTACAGGTTCAAACTATTCAACAGTTGATGTTGTTAAGTTTGGTTCAAATGTTTCTTCTGATTTTGAATACTATCTACCAAGAATTGATAAAATCTTTATTGATAAAGAAGGCGCATTTAAAGTTCTATCAGGTGCGGCCGCTTTAACACCACAAGTTCCAGGCNCTTTAGCTGGTGCATTACACCTATACACATTAGAAATTCCAGCATACACATTGTCAACAGAAGATGTAACAATCAAAAAGATTGACAATAAGAGATACACAATGAGAGATATTGGTAAACTTCAAGACAGAATTGAAAACTTGGAATACTATACTCAGTTATCATTGTTAGAAACACAAGCACAAAATTTACAAATACAAGACGCTAGTGGTTTTGATAGATTTAAAAATGGATTTATTGTAGATAACTTTACAGGTCATAACATCGGCGATGTCGGCAGTGCAGATTACAAATGTTCTGTTGATATGGCAAAAGGTGAGTTAAGACCTATGTTTACAGAAGATGCAGTAAAACTTATTGAAGCTGACGATGACGGAACAGTTATTACGGCAGCCGACAGAACAAGTGCAAACTATCAAAAGACTGGTGATTTAATTACACTACCTTATACAGAGGTAACTTTAATTGACCAACCGTTTGCAAGTAAAACATTAAATGTTAACCCATTTGATGTTAGAAGTTTTGCTGGTACAGTAGAATTAGACCCACCAGGAGATGAGTGGAAAGAAACAGAAAGAGCGCCAGAATTAGTTGTTAATAATGTTGGTGGTTTTGACACATTAGTTTCTAACTTAGGAAACTCAGCGTTAGCAGGCTTCGAGATTGGTACCGTCTGGAACGAATGGCAAGACAACTGGACTGGTCGTCCTGTAGATATTACTACAAGAGATACAAGTGGTAATCAAAGAGCTGGTCGTAGAATATTCAGAACAACTGAGATTACTTCAACTCAACAAGTTCAACAAACTAGAACAGGTATCAGACAAACAATCGTACCTCAAACTGTAAGAAACTCTATCGGTGACAGAATTGTATCTGTTGCATTTGTTCCTTTTGTTAGAAGTAGAACAGTTAACTTTGAGGCTACATTATTAAAACCAAACACTAGAGTTTTCCCATTCTTTGATAATATTGATGTATCTGCTTATGTAACACCAACAGGTGGTTCATTAGGTGGTAACTTAGTATCAGATGATAATGGTGCTGTAACCGGTACATTCTCAATTCCTGACCCTACAGTGGATGCAAATCCAAGATGGAGAACAGGTCAAAGAGTATTCAGATTAACAAGTTCATCAACAGATAATAGAACAGATGTTCAAACTTCCGCTGAAGCTGATTATCTTGCAAGAGGTATTTTAGAAACAGTACAAAATACAATTATCTCAACAAGAGAACCAAGAATTGTTAGAAGTGCAACTTCAGAAGACAGAAGCATTAGTAGAACATCTACAAGAGATGCAACAAGAACAGTAGGTTGGCATGACCCATTGGCACAAACATTCTTAATTGATGATGTTGGTGGTGTGTTTATGACCTCTATTGATATTTTCTTCTCATCTAAATCAGATAACATTCCTGTAACTTTACAAATTAGAGAAGTTGTAAATGGTTATCCAGGCAACAAGATTTTACCGTTCTCTGAGATTACATTAAATCCTAGTTCTGTAACTACATCAACTGACGGTACTACAGCAACTAACTTTGCTTTTAAATCTCCTGTTTACATACAAGAGAACACAGAGTATTGTATAGTTCTATTAGCAAATACAACAGACTACACAGTTTATGCAAGTAGATTAGGTGAAACGATGATTGGTTCAGATAGAACAATATCACAACAACCTTATGCTGGTGTTTTATTTAAATCACAAAACGGTTCTACTTGGACTGCTGACCAAAACGAAGATTTAAAATTCAAAATTAAAAGAGCAGAATACTCAAATGTTTCTGGTCAATTAACATTAGTGAATGATGCATTAGAAGTTAAAACATTAAAACAAAATCCAATTAGAACAACTAATAGTTCTTCTACAGTTAGAGTGTTTCACAAAGCACACGGTATGCACGGAACATCTAACAATGTAACACTTGCAGGATTTACAACATCTACAAGTTACAATGGTATCACTGGCGCTCAACTTAACGGAACATATACATCTATTTCAAATGTAACTTTAGATAGTTACGATATCACAGCAGGTGGTACAGCGAATGCTACAGGCGATACAGGTGGTACAGGAATTACTGCTTCACAAAATAGATTGTTTGATACTGCTGTTGTTTCATTACAAACAATGGAAGTTCCAGGAACAAACATTGTTACAGATATAAGAACAACTGGTGGTCGTTCAGTTCATGGTTCAGAAACAGAATTTGCATTACAAGGCACATCAGCTAGAGTTGCAGTTGTACCTAATGATAACATTTACTTTACTTCTCCTAGAATGGTTGCAAGTCAAATTAATGAAACAACTGAAATGTCTGGTAGTAAATCACTATTTGTAAGGTCAACATTGACAACTACAAATACTAAACTTACACCGGTGATTGACTTATCAAGAGCAAGTATGTTCACTATTCAAAACAGATTAAATACACCAACTAATGGTAATACACCAGACTTTGTTGCTGAAACTAATCCAACTGGTGGTTCTTCAAGTGCAGTTTACATTACAAGACCAATTACACTTGAAAATGCATCAACAGCTTTAGATGTAAGAATAACAGGTAATATTCGTTCATCTTCAGAAGTTGAAGTTTATTACAGAGCAACTTCTTCAGAAATTACTTCTGATATTAAAGATATAGCATTTACACCTTTCAACACAGCAGGTGAAGAAGATGTTACAGTTGCACCAGCAGAAGACGATACTACATTTAATGAATACAAATACACAGTTACAGGTATATCAGATTTTACAGCATTTCAAATTAAGTTAGTGATGAAAGGTAGTATTTCATCTTATCCACCAAGAATTAGAGATTTAAGAGGAATTGCATTGGCAGTATAATTACTATGAGCAATAAATTACAAGTACAAGGTTATGACAATTTGATAAGAGATACCAGAAGTGGTGGTATTGTAAATACAGATGTAACTGAATATCAAAAATACATGAACAGAGTTAGAGCAAGACGGTCACAATCAGATGAAATTAAAGATGCTTGTAGAGAGATAAATAGTATTAAAGCAGAAATGCTTGAAATTAAAAAATTATTAAAGGGCTTAATCAATGGCAGTTAGAAGCATTGCAGTAACGGATACACTAGAAACATTCAGAACAGAATTTAATGGTCTGGCTGCAAATGATTTTGGTGATATCGCAACATTAGATAGTGCTCTTTCAGCAACCTCTGTAATAGGTGCTGTAAACGAATTATCAGCTCAGGTATCGGCAGCTGCAGGTTTCTTTATTGAAGATGCCTCTTCAACCAGACAACAAATTGGTGCTGGTGAAACTATGAGAATTTTTGGTACTTCAAATGAAATTGAAGCTGTTGTAAGTGCAACAGATACCTTAACAATCGGTTTACCAGCAAGTGTAACTGTAACAACTGAATTAACTACACCTCTAGTAGATGCAGTTACAGTTGAAGCAGGAACAATGACACTTATTGGTGGTTCTATCACAGATAGTAGTGGTGCAATATCTTTTGGTAATGAAAACTTAACTACAACTGGTAATGTTTCAGGTGGTACGATTAACGGTACTTCTGTAGTTTCAACTGGTGCAGTTTCAGGTACGACAATTACAGGTACAGGAGATATTTCAACTTCTGCTCAATTTGTATTAACAGGTGCTGGTAAAGGTATTGTATTTGAAGGCGCTACAGCAGATGACTTTGAAGCAACTTTAAAAGTAGCAGGTCCTAGTGCAGATGTAGTTGTAACTATTCCTAGTTTAGGTGCAAATGCAAACTTAGTAACAACTGGCGACACTGGTACAGTTTCAAGTACCATGATTACAAACGGTACTATTTTAAACGAAGATATCGCAGACACACAAATTAGAGCTGCAAAATTAAATTTAGCTTCAGACACACTTATTGTAGATACACTAACTGCTAATACGATTACTGGTACTGCTTCAGTTGCACAGTTGGTATCATTAACTGCTAATGATAGTACAAATGAAACAGTTTTCATAACATTTGCCGATGGTGCTACTGGTAACCAAGGTTTAGAAACAGACAGTAGTTTAACTTACAATCCTAGTTCAAACTTATTAAGTACAACTGCTACAGCGGCTCAATATGCTGACTTGGCCGAGAAATATACCTCAGACCAAGAATATGTACCAGGCACAATTGTTATGTTTGGTGGTGATGCAGAAGTTACTATCTCGGAAGATAGA